CGGGTATTTCCGATCCTACAGGCCCAACAGGAGGGCTTGGTTCAGCAGGCCATGAAATGGGCATGTCAAGTTCATGGAACTCACCCGCAGAACGAGGAATGGCAGCGGCTGCGGCTGAACAGGCACAAAGAGACGCAGGCACTGAAGGGCCAGCGCACAGCTTGGGCGATATGTTTACTGCGTTTGCGCCTGCGCCTGCGTCTGTGCCTGCTGCTCCAGAGACACTGCATGAAATAGCAGCTAAAAATATCGAAAGAGCTATTAACAATCCTAATTTGTATAACAAAAACACAAGCACATGGACGGAAGCTGGTGTCGCTGAATTAGGTGAAGACATTAGCTCTAGTCCATTCGCGGCTGGATACCATTCGCCTGCCGCTACATTGGCTCGAAACAATAAAGATGCAACTGCGGGGCAAGTTGCTGCGGTAAACCAACATTCAGATCGAACGGGTGGTTATTCGGTAAACGATCCTCATGGCAACGTATCCGTCCCGGCTGGGATGAATATGGGGATGATTCCTGCGCTGGCAGGCACCATAGCCGGGTTTGCATCTCCTTTTGGGCTACCGATGATGATGGCCGGTTATCCTACATTGACGAGCCTGGGATTAAACGCCGCTAGAGCGGACACAGGAATGATCGGATCAGCCATGAGAGGATTTCAAACTAATATCACTGATCCTATTAACAGAGCATTTGATGCTGTCACCCAACCTATTACCCAACCTATAGGGCAGTTGGGCAACTTTCTTGGAAGCGGCGTCAGGGCCGGTGTATCTGCTGTGGGTGACTTCCTTAATGAAAATGTTGTTGATCCCCTTGGGGGGTTCGCCACCGGTTTAGGAGAAGATATCACCGGGGCGTTACCGGATTTACCGGGTTTACCGGGTTTTTCTATAGGAGATGTCCTTTCCCAAGGCGAAACGCCAGTTGGCACCTTCCAAGGCCCCCAGACAGGGGGGAATCAGGAGGTATATGTTCCACCGCAACCTGCGCCTATAACGGAGCCATTTGTTTCCGATAGTACGGAAAGGCAATTTGCAGATATTCCTCCGGATATTCCTCCGGAGATTCTGGCTAGGATACTGGCTAATGAGAAGTTTGGCCGAGAACGGGTAGGATTAGCGTAATGGCTACTTCTCCCGTCGCCATGACAGCCCAGAGCAACGCAGTGCCATCGCCTATTGGCGGCTTGAACACTCGTGATTCTGTCGATCTGTTGCCGGAAACCGATGCTATCCGGCTGGATAACTTCTTCCCGGCCCGTTCCCATGTTCAGGTGCGTAACGGTTACGACGATCATGTCACCGGACTGCCGTCCACCGTTCAGAGCTTGATGGTTTACGCCAGCGGCACGACAAGCACGATGTTCGCTGCAAGCGGCGCTGCTGTCTACGACGTAACCAGTGCCGGTTCAGTCGGCTCTGCTGTCATCACCAGCCTGTCCAACGCCCAGTTCCAGTGGGTGAATATGACAACTTCTGGTGGATCGTTTCTGTTTATCTGCAATGGGGAGGATGCGCCGCGTCACTGGAACGGTTCCGCATGGGCCACGCCGACACTCGGTAGCATAACCGCTGCCAATGTTATCAATGTTGAAGTCTACAAGGAGCGGTTGTTCTTTGTCCTGACGAACAGCCTGACATACGGCTATTTGCCGGTGAACAGCGTGGCCGGAACGGTTGCATCCGTCAATCTGGGCAGCGTGTTCAGCAAGGGCGGAAAGATCATGGCGATCAGCACATGGACACGCGACGGCGGTTCAGGCCCGGACGACAATATTCTGTTCTATACGGATCAGGGCGAGATCGCCATGTACAGCGGCACTGATCCGTCTGACGCCACGAAGTGGAGCCTTGTAGGTGTTTACACGGTAGGGCGTCCCATAGGGCGTCGGTGTATGCTTAAAGTGGGTTCTGATTGCTATCTGGTAACAGAGAACGGCCTATTGCCCATGACGCAGGTTCTGGGCACTGGTGAAGCTGCTCCCAATCGCGCTATCAGCGACAAGATCAGTAACAGCTACAACGACTCGGTTGTCACCTTCAAGGATAGATTCGGGTGGCAGGGAGTTGTCTACCCCAAGGGGGGATACGCAGCAGTGAACGTCCCCAGTTCTACAGATGGAAATTTCATCCAGTATGTGGTCAATCTGGATACGGGATCGTGGGCTAGATTTACCAATCAAAACGCTTACGTCTGGGCGGTTTACAATAGCGATCTATATTTTGGCGGTGACACCAAGGTTCATAAGGCGGATAGCGGTACGGATGACGCTGGCTCTGCCATAGAAGCAGTTGCCAAGACGGCCTTCATATATTTTGGCGGCAGAAGTGGCCCCAAACGGTACACAGCAATCCGTCCCGTTATGGCGAGTGACGCTGATCTGGAGGTAAGCATCGGATTTGATACGGACTTCAGAGATGGCACAACCACATTCACGCCCAGCACGACATCCAGTATTGCTTCGGCTTGGGATACAGCAACGTGGGATGCTGCAACGTGGGGCAGTCCCATAACAACCCAGCAGGCGTGGTTCAGTGTTGCCGACATTGGCTGGAACGCCGCCGTGCGTGTGCGAACTAGCACTACCCAGCAGTCCGTGAGGTGGCTGGCAACGGATGTCCGTTATGAAATCGGTGTCGGCCTATGATGAGTGATTACATTTGGGATTTGCTGGAACCCGCTACAGAAGGGTTCGAGTGTGTTAATCGGGAAGAAGTCCAGCAGGGTTTGGATGAAGGTGAATTTACGCTTTTTGAAGGTTTGGAATCTGCTGCTGTAACGTGTGCCTTTGGAGATTCCTTGAGGATTGGACTGGCTGGTGGCAATCTATTGGAGCTTAAAAAGATAGAAGAAGAAATCTGCGACTTTGCCAAGGCGCGGAACTTCCGGTTTGTAGAGATTATCGGACGCCCCGGTTGGGAGCGTGAATTGCCTGACTATAAACGAACAGCGGTGCTTTTAAGAAAGGAGCTAGGTTATGGGCTTCATTAAAGACTTGTTCAGCAGCCCTGAACCGCCACCTCCCATAAATTTTGGGCAGTTACAGCAAGATCAACGGGGTTTGGATGAAGAAGCCGCACGCCGCCAAACGGCTCTGTCACGTCCTGATCTTGTTACGCCGTACAGCACCACGACATTTCGGGAGACTGCGCCAGATCAATATCTGCAAACTTACAACCTAGCGCAGCCCTATGAAGACTTGCGGGTACAGGAAGCAGGGCTGCGAGGCGGCTTACAGGGTTTGGCAGAACAGCGTCTTGGGCAGATCGACAGAGGAGCCTTCACTACAGCAGGGTTACCGGGGGAGCCAGCGCCGTTTACCTACGATCAATTTGGCGAACAGCCAACGTATTCAACAGCCGGTGCGAGCTATCAACTGCCGGGATACTCTGATCTCAACACCTACACGACGGGTGCGGCGGATAACTTCTTCAACAGGGCCACTGCGCGTCTGAACCCGCAGTTCGATAGGGCGGAGACGGCCTTGCGGACGCAGTTGATCACCTCTGGCATCCCAGAGGGTTCCGATGCTTACAATCAGGAACTTCGACTGTTCCGCGAGCAGAAGAATGATCAATTGGCCGATCTGGCAAGCCAATCCGTATTCCAAGGCCAGACGCTGCAATCCAACATACTCGGCAACATATTGCAGGGCCGTGGGCAGCAGCTACAGGAACTGGGCACTGAGTTCGATGTAGCGACGGGCCAGAGGGGGCAGCAAATCACAGAAGCCCAGAACCAGTATGCACTCGCGCAACAGGCTAGAGACAGGGCGATAGCGGAACGCCTTCGTGATCGCCAACAGCCCATGAGTGAATTAGCAGCGATGATGACGGGGACGACTCCATTCAGTCAGGCAGCAGCGCAAGGGCCGGGTTCACTTGCCCCTGTGGCGGGGCCACCTCCGGCTGATCTTGGCGCTTTGGCGGCAGCGCAACAGGCCGACAGGAATGCTAGGTTCCAAGGCCAACAGCAGAGACAGGCCACGGCGCTTGGCATACCGACGACGTTGCTGGCCGCGAGTCTGGGAGGGCGAGGCTGATGGTAGATTATTCGGGAATGTTCCGCCCTGATCCGAGCATAAAAAGGGGGAGAAGATTTGCTGATACTTTTACGCAAGCATCGTTGAAGCCTATCGCGCCACCGCCGGGCACGAATCTTTATGGCTTCAGTCCTTGGGGTGAGGCAGCGCAACGTCTTGCAGCGGCTCTCGGGGGCAGGATGGCGTCATCATCCGCAGATCAACGGGAAGCGGAGCAGAGGGCGGCACAGGCTCAAGTTATGGCTCAGTTGCTGAAAGTGGGAAGTGCTAGGCCGGATCAGCTTATTCAAACGCAAATGCAAGAGCCGGGGCCGGGGGCCATGATGCGGACCCAGTATTCTATCGGGAACGATGGCTCACAAAGGGCCATAGAGCCTCTTCCGGCTGGTGTGTTTGAGAAAGCCGGAGGTATTGCAGGGGGATATCAAACGGCTGTGGCTGCTGCCAAGGCGCAGGAAGATAAGCTGACTCAGGCGGGGCTGGAACGGGATATAGACAGAGAGCTATCCAGTGTTCTAGGTCAGGAAAATCCTAACATGGCGTTAGCTGCCCAATTAAATGCGCTTGTCCGTCCGAAGGACGAATTAGCGGATATAAGAAAGAAAGCTGCTGCTGCAACAAAATCTGCTGCTACAAGAGCGGGAGCTAGCCCGAAACAATGGGAAGCAGATTTAGAGTCTTTAATGAGGACTCACAACTTAACTGAAAAACAGGCGGGAAACATAGCTTATGGAAGATTAATAATATCCCGCGACCCGGATACGGGCGTAATAACCTTAGTAAATCTTGCTACAGAAGAAATTATTCCGCTTAAAGAAAAAGAGCCAGCTTCAAAAGCTGCGGATGGCAAGCCAGCACCACAAGGGTTGTATCCAAGGATGGTGAAGGGGCCAGATATCACTGGGGTTGTTGCGGCGGGGCAAATTCTTGGCGAAGGGGTTCTAAGTCAAATTCCTGGGTTGGAAGGAATGATTGCAGATAGGGACCAACTCGCACTTAGAACGGAATATAGTTTAGCTGTTAAAGATCTAAAAATATCTTTAGCAAGAAACCCAAGATATTCTGAGGGGGAACAACTTGAACTAGGCAAAAGATTAGATATTGATCCCAGTATTTTAGTGGGAACTGACGCGTTGTTGCGACGCCTAGAAGGCGCAAATGCTTACCTATCGGGGAAATTAGTAGAAGAAAAAAGAAATTCAAAGGACAAAAGTTTGCCAGCGGCCGTGCGCCAAGCGGCAGCACAATCTGCAAGGGCTATCGAAGATTTCCTTCGTAAACTGGCTGTTCCAAAGAGTGTTGAAGAGATGAGTGTCGAAGAATTGCGAAAAATAAAATAGGTATCGCTATGGTAACTAAACTTGAAGCGTTCGCGGAACTGGCAAGGCGCGGGTCACTGACTCCCAGCGAAGAAGATCAGCTTGAGGCCCTTCGTGCAGCACAGGGTACGCCGACACCTGCACAGCCAGCAGCGCCAGCGGTATCGAGTCGTCGATTAGATGCACTAGCGGAGCTTGAAAATCGTGGCTCTATTAATCCTGATGAGCAAGCGATACTTGATGCTTCTAGAGCCGCCGAACGCACACAGAATCCTTCTTTTATGAACGAGGCGATTGCCCGTGGTGTTGGGTATCCAGTTGATCTTGCAAATGTTTTGCTTGGAGGACGAGGGGGCGAGAAAGGCGATACGGCCTTTGGGCTTAATTTGCCGATTGGTGGGTACGAAAGCATAGCCCAAGGGATGCGTAAATTAGGCATAACTCTGCCAGTTCAAACTCAGGTTCCAATGCCGGGGCCAGATTACGCAATGACTCGTACAGAGGTGCAGCAACCACAGACACTTTCTGATTATATGGGGCGTTCTATAGGTGAAGCTGCAACTTTTATGATCCCCGGTGGGGGCTTGGCACGGCTTGCGGAAAAATCTGCAAGGCCGCTTTTGAGTCGCGTAGGGAAAACGGTTTCGGAATCGATTAGAAATTCTCCATTTTTGGCTGGGGTTACTGAATTGTTTGCCGCTTCCGGCGCGGGGGCTGGGCGCATGGTGGGCGAAAAAAACTTTCCAAATAATCCCACGGCTCAGACAGTAACTGAATTAGCTTTTGGTCTCGGCATTGGGTATGGCCCGACTATTGTTGGCGCTGTCGCTCGTATCACACCCGGCGTAGCGATGGGTGTGCGCACAACTGAACGGCTTGGTAGAGCGGCGGCTGTTCCGTTTACAAAATCTGGAGCTAGGGCTAGAGCCTCCAGGCGCGTCAGGGAATTAGCTGAAAATCCAGGGATTGCTGCCTCCCGTATGGGAAGGGACGATGGGTTATCCCCCGCCGCAAGAACAGGCGATAGGGGGCTACTGGCACTAGAAAGAGAGGTTCTGAAAACAGACGCCAAGTTACGAGGCCAATTCCGCAAGGAACGCACTCAAACCACTAAAAACCTACGAAAAGAAATAGAGGACATAGGGGGAGGGGGCGAAATCGCCACCACAAGGCAATTTCTTAGCTCTCGCGTTGATCGTATTATTGCCGCTCTTGATTCTAGGATAAAACAAGCAGCTACGCTTTCAAAGCAGCGTGTGGCGGCCTTGTCTCCTGTAAACAGGGCAGCTAGGTCTTCGCAGATTGTACGGGAAGAAGTTGAGGGAGCATTAAAGTCGGCCAGAGATCAAGAAAAGGAATTTTGGAGAAACGTCGCAGACCAAAATCTTTTCAGTACGAAGGAAACATTTCAAAAATACGCTGATATAGTAGATGATTTGTCCCGCGCCCAGATGGACAATATT